TAAATAAGGCGAGTTACACGTCTCTATAAACTTGTATTATCTTCAATAGTGATTTACCAGTAATATATTTTTGTAGTATGTTATTGTAATAGAGAATTATTGGATAATTGAATATTTCTTTGATTATTGGCGAAATATCAAGTTTTTTGTAACGGTTAGTTTTTTCTGGTTACGAATGGTGGCAACAAAAAAACAACAAAAATTAATAAAAACAAATAATGTTGTTAATGGTTTAGAACCAGTAGTACCAGTAGCACCAGTAGTACCAGCAGTACCAGTAGTACCAGCAGTACCAGTAGTACCAGTAGTACCAGTAAAAAATATGTTATGAAAAATTAATATCAGATGATAATCTTGATATTTTGAACAAGTGGAAAAGTTTAATATTATTTGATAAAAAAATTAATTTTTTTTTAGCAAATCAGCTAATATTTTAATTTCATCATCTCCAATACTATTTTCAATTAAATCAATATGTGAAAGTTTTAAATCTTTATGTTGTTTTAATACTCTTATAATACTATCAAAACCTACTTTTTCAATATAATTGTTTCTTAAATGTAAATGTGTTAATGTTTTATATTGTCCAAGTACACTAGTTAAACATTCAATACCAGAATCTCCTATAAAATTAAAATTTAAATTTAAACAATAAAGTTTTGGATATTGTATAAATAGTATTGATAATTTTTTTAATATAGTTTGTCCAATATTATTATAACTAAGATCTATACATTCTAGTAAACTACAATTTGATAACATTGGTATTAAATTATTTGATACACTATGTCCAATAAAATTATAACTCAGATCTAGAAATTGTAAAGCATATGTTATATTTTTAACTATAGGACTTTCAATATCTTTTTTAAAATAATAACCTTCAATATAATTATGACTTAAATTAAGATGTTTTAGTTTTTCACATCTTGTTAATATTATTTCTAAATTATTTGATAAAGTTTGTCCAATATGATTATCACTAAGATTAAGATAAACTACTTTATCGCAATGTTCAATAAATGATATTAGATTTTCTGTTCTAATACGACAATGAGAAAGATCAAGTTTATATATAAAACACCATGTACTCATTTTTCTTAAATTATTTATTATTTTTATTTGTTCATTACTATTCCTATTGTACCATTTACGATTAATTTTAATATCAATTGGTAGTTTATTATTACTAATTGCTTCTTTTATTTTTTTTGATACCATACTTATTTTTTTAGTTATATCTGCATAATTGATCCAATCGTCAGCAGGAATAACACTAAGAATAGAAATAAAAATATCAGAATTTATTTTTTGCATTGATTAATATATATATGTAAATCAATACAAACAAATATATAAAATTATCAATTTTTTTAATTTGTTCAGCCAGTAATCATGGCTCTAGAGTCAACTCTTTCAGAGTTGTTTGTACATGCACCTATTTTTCCATATGTTATAATACACATTGGAGATGTATATTCTAATTTTTTAATTATATGTGTACTTATATCATTACCTATTAAATTAAGTTTTTTAAGTTTGCATAATGGTAAATTTTTAAGTAAACTTATAGCTCCAGAATTTTCAATTAGATTACAAAGGAGATCTAAATTTTCAAGAACTACAAATTGAGGAAGTATTTCTGATAGTTTAATAGTTCCATTATTACCTAATAAAGCATATGATAAATCAAGACTATATAACGTATTGCATAGTTGAGATAGTATTATTATTATAGGATCTATTAATGTACATAAATATGTACAACTTAAATTTAAATATCTTAACTTATTTAAATTTCCAGATTGTATCACTTTATATAAATTTTCACATGCTCTAAATCCAAAAAAATTCATTCTGAGATTTAGATTACTAATATCATTACATTGTATTAGTATTTCATAAAGGTTATTTGACTCATTGCGACCCATATAACAATTTGAAATGTCTAAATTAACAATTCTACATAATGTTTCTAAATGACCAATGCCATTTTCAATTATTTTTTTTTTTCTAATATTATCTTCTTGATAATCCCACCAATTACGATTAATTTGAATATATGTTTTTGGTCTTATTTTGCTTATTAAATCAATAATTATTTTTGATGTCTTTAATAACATTATTATTCTATTTTTTGGTAAATTTCTTAACCAATCTTCAGCAGGTATTTTTTCTAGAACAATAGCTAAAAAACAATTATCCATTTTATTTTATATTATATTATCAAATGTCGTATTATCTCTATTATTATTATATAATATATTTTTAAATAGTTTTTCATATTTTTTCATATTTTTGACATTCTCTTACATGAGTTTGTTACTGATTATAAAAAAATATTATATTTTGTCTCTAATTGATCTAATAGCAATCTAAAAAAGTTGTTTTTTTCACTTTTTGTCACTTACTGAATTGGTAGTATTTAAATAATCATAATTAAAAATGTGAATACTATATTTAGCAAATTGTTGATATAGCCAAAACTCTTCTTCATTTTTATACCTAGTAATAACGCCTTTATCAAAAAATATTTTAACTATCGGAACATCTAAATTACAAGGCTTTAATTTAGAAGGAAAATCTTGATTTTCAAAATATGAAAATATTTTTTTATCTTTTATATTTATATTTAATTTTTGTAGTATATCTGTGATAGTATTATCTATTTGTATCATTACCGATGAAGACTTTTTTTTATCTTTAGTACAAAAATTTATTAAACATAAATGATGAGATTTTATTTTGCTTGTCATTTCAATTATTATAACTTGATATAAACAGTAATATAAAAATAATTCAATTTTTTTAATTAAAAATTTATATTTAGATTCAAAAAAAATAAATATATAATATATTATATATTTAAAATGGCGACTACATCTCTTTCATCACGAGCAAATCCATATTCTATTTTTTCCTCACCTGAAATAGATATACCTAATGCTGGTATTAATAATACTGGTATACATAATACTGGTTTTAATAATACTGGTATTAATAATACTGGTACACATAATAATAATAATAATAGTATTTCTTATACTGAAACATCACCAGATAAAAGTTTAACTTTACAAATGCACGATAGTGAAGGAAAAATAATAAATATGGAATTCACAACTGATTTTGTTAAACTATGTTTAAATTATATATTATTAATATTGGGTCTAAATGTATTAGCAACTTCTGTTGGAGCAATTCACTATTATGAATCAATAAGTTCATTATGTTCAGATTTTAAAGATGAAATAAAATATATTTATATTTGTGCAATATTAAATATTATTTTAACAGTCTTGTTTGGTTTCCTATTACTACAAATAGTATCTTATACTGGTGCTAACTATAAAACTTCTGTTTCTGCGACTGTAACTATATTAATTATATTGATTATTTTAATTACATTTTTAAATAGTTTTATTAATTATAAATATAATGTATATTTAGGTTTTTGTAGTACTAAAATATCAACATCTGATCATATATATTTATATTATTATAATTTAGCTAGTTATACTTTAGGTTTCCCAATGTGTGTGTGTATATTAATGTTATTATATATTTATTTAAATAAATTAAAAAGAAATTAATATATTAATAATTTTTATATATTATGTTTAATATATAAAAATATTTAATTTTTTGATGCTATAATGCAGCAGATGCTCCTGTAATTGGTATCAATAATGGTATTTGTTGAATAGTTGTATTAGTATTTGTATTTGTATTTGTATTTATATTTGTAGCTGTTCCAGTTGTATTTGTATTTGTATTTATATTTGTAGCTGTTCCAGTTGTATTTATATTTGTATTTGTATCAGTTGTATTTATATTTGTATTTGTACCAAAATTAGTCGATGGTATAATATTTGTTTCTGATATATTTTTATAGGTTAGAATATCAAATGAATATAACATAATATACCATAAAGGTATATATAACATGTAAGTAAATATAGGTAATAATTTATCAGTATTTGAATATTTTTTATTTTCACAGTAATACATGAATAAGGATAAATTAACATAACATGAAATTAAAAAAGTAATAATTGCAAATATTTTTATAATATTTATATATATATTTGATATATTATTATGATTATACATATAAAAAAATATTATAAAAATAATAAAGCATAATGATATACATATTATATTAATTATTGCCATAATCCAAAAATAATATAAATTATTTTTTATTTCAATATCTATTATTGAATCATAATATTTAATTGCTAATACAGAATTATATATAGAAAAAAATACTATTATTACAAATAATAGTAATATTGCTTTTGCTTTTTCAATAAAATTATTTTTTTCTTCAGTCATATTTGTTATAATATAATTAGATAAAAATATATTATTTCTAATTTTTTAATATATAAAAAAATTTAATTTGTTGTTTCTATATCTGATGTTATTTTGCTATAGATGTTATAGATGTTACCGATGCTATTGGTGCTTTATTTGCTGTAGCATTCATTGATACTTTATTTGATGTTATTATTGGTGCTGTAGCTCCTGTAGCTCCTATTGCTCCTGTTGCTCCTGTAGCTACTATAGATCCTGTAGCTCCTGTTGGTCTTGTTGCTCCTGTAGCTCCTGTTGGTCTTGTTGCTCCTGTAGCTCCTGTTGGTCTTGTAGCTCCTGTAGCTCCTGTTGGTCTTGTTGCTCCTGTATTTACTTTAGCATTCATTGATACTTTATTTTGTGTATGTGTATGTGTAGGTGTAGGTGTAGGTGTAGGTGTAGGTGCTAATACTATATTAGTTTCATCGGTATCAGATATATTTGATTCTTCAACAGAAAATTCTTTAACTGGTACCATAAAGAAAAAATATAACATTATAACCCAAATAGGTATGTATACTATGTAAGTAATTGTAGGAATTATTAGATCAATATATGTATAATTTTTATTTTTATTTTCAGAGTAATGCATTAGTAAAGATATATTAATCCAGGATGAAATTCCTAGTGTTAATAGGCCAATAAAATAAGTAATTTTTTTATATATACTAGATATATTTTTATAATCTAATATATATATATAAATTATAAAAATAACAGAACATGATATTGTACATAATATATTAATTATTGCCATCATCCAAAAATAATATAAATTATTTTTTATTTCTGTATCTTTAATTGAATCATAATATTTAATTGCTAATGTAGAATTATATATTGAAAATATTACTATTACAAAAAATAATATTAATATTGCTTTTTTTATATTATTTATACTATAACATACAGATGTTATTTCATCTTCTGTATTTATTTTTTCATTGTTAATTGTTGTCATATCTGTTATATATATTATATTATAATATATATTTATTTAATATTTTTTTATTTAGTTTATTTTAGATAGTATTAATTTATTTTTATTTCGTTTTTATTGTCATTCCTAATGGTCCTATGTTCATTTTTACTGTCTCTGAATTTGGTCTATATTGCCCCATGTTCATTGTCACTGTCTCTGGATTTGATACATATGGTCTCTTTGTTATTGTCATTCCTGATGGACCCATTGTCACTGTCTCTGGATTTGATACATATGGTCTCTTTGTTATTGTCATTCCTGATGGACCCATTGTCACTGTCTCTGAATTACTTCCTATTATTATTTTTGAAAAATCTGATAATATTGATGCTAATTCTGATATCTCTGCTGTCTCTACTGTCTCTGCTGTCTCTACTATCTCTGCTGTCTCTGATGTCTTTGTGCTTCGTCTAGTTGTAAAACTAATAAATATAGATAACATAATAATCCATAAAGGTATATATACAATGTAAGTAATTATAGGAAATATAAAATCAATATTTAAATATTTTTTATTTTCACAGTAATATGCAAATAAGCTTATATTAATATATAATGAAATTAATAGTGTTATAATTCCAAATGAAATTATAATATTTTTATATATATTTAATATATTTTTATGATCATACATATATAAAAATATTATAAAAATAATAAAACATAATACTGTACATAATATATTAATTATTGCCATAATCCAAAAATAATATAAATTATTTTTTATTTCAGTATCTTTAATAGAATTATAATGTAAAATTGCTAATATAGAATTAGATACTGAAATAAATACTATTATTGAAAATAATAATACTATTATTTTTTTAATATTATCAATTTTAAAACTATTTTTTCTTAAATATACTTTATCATTAATAGTTGTCATATTTATTATATATTATATATTATATATTATATATTATATATTATATTTATTTAATTTTGGAATGTATAATATAAAATATAAATATTAATAAAGATATAGGTAAAGTTATTGCATAATTTATCCACAAATAATTATATAAATTATAAGTTCTAAAATCACATCTACTAATATTATAAATTAAATTATAACTAATATACATATTTAAAAATATTATTAATATAAAAAATATAATTAATAAATAAACAAATATAATGTTTTTGAACAATTCAATTTTATCATAATATTGTATTCCACAAAATATAATAAATATAAATAAAAAGGCAATATTACATATTGCTAAATTATATATAATATCCATATTTTGTTTTAATGAAATATTATTTGAACATATTTCATTATAATATTGAATTGTTAATATTGAAGTAGTTAGTAAAAATATTAAAAATATTGCTAAACATATTATTAAATATCTTTTTAAATATGTTTTTACTTCTTCTTTAAAATCAGTACCTTCTTTATTATCTATAAACACTTTATCATTAACTTTAGTAAAAAATGTACTAAATGTATTTAATTTAGAATGATCATTAACTTTAGTAAAAAATGTACTAAATGTATTTAATTTAGAATGATCATCGATAGTTGTCATTTTTGTTATTATATATTATAATATATATTTTTTTAATATTATTAAATTTTTTTCTAAAAATACATTATCGTTTATATCATTATTATTATTATATTTATAATTTATTAAATTAGATATCATTAATTCTAACTTTTCAAAACTAAAATATATTTGAAATAACTCATCCGATAATATATTATACAAATAATAGTTTTTTTGAACTGATAAATTACTTATTTTTATTTCTATTTCATTAATCTTTATTAATGCATCATAATCATTTTGTAATTTATTTAATTCATTAATTTGATTTTGTAATTTAATAATAGTATTATTATTATTTATTTCATAAAGATAAGCATAAATAGCTAATTGAATAAAATGTTCACTCTTTATTTCTTTTACACATTTAAATTCATAAAAGTTATTTTTGTCTAAACAATCATAATAACCTACTACATTGCGATTTAAAATAGTGTGTTTTAATTCTTGTTCAAATATTGCATCACCTGAAATATTTAATGATTTTAATCTATTAATACAAGATTCTAATATATCATCAGTTAACCAATCATAATTTGTAATTTGAGTATTCTTAAATATATATCCAGATTTATGAGAACACCAATTATTCGTTATTTTTAATAAATTTTCTTTTGAACAATTATTAATAATTTCAAAAAAATTATTATTTTTTAAAATTACACTACCTTTTAATAAATATTCATAATATAATGGTATTGCTGTACCTGTTATTTCTGAAACACTTTCAAATCCATGTTCTTCTTTAGTCTTAGTTGATATTTTAATCATGTCGCTTTTTTGTCTTATTTGATTAATTTGTAAATACTCTAAACATTTTAATATTTGTTCATAAGGTAAATGATTAATGAGTTCTGTTGCTTTAGTATCAAAACTTTTTGTAACAATCGTATTTTCAAATGTTTTAAAAAATAATTTACCAGTAATATTAACATTTGATTCTAATTTATTTTTATTTAAAAATGGTAAAAAATCTTGTCTATTGTCATGAATTAATATTAAATGCTCTTTTGCTCTTGTAATAGCAACATAAATTTCATTAGGACAAACATCTTGATTTTTATTTTTTGAAAAAAATTTAAAATATGAATTATCAAAATTAAAAACAATAACAATTTTTCTTTCTAATCCTTTTGTTTGATGAAATGTTGAAAAAACAATTTTATTTTCAATTATTGTTTTATCAATCTCCTCTTCGTCACTAGTTGGTACATAAACATTTATATTTGGATATTTATCTTTAATCTTATTCTCTAAAGATCTAATAGGTGTTTTTTCACTCTTAATACTAGGTGCTAAAATAAAAATATCATCATATTTATAACCCATATTAATAAAATTTAATATTTCTTTAAGAATATTATTCCTATAACTATTACATATATAATACATTGGTTTAACATTAGATATCTTATTACTTAATAATTTGTCATAATTAAAAACACAATTATTTACAAAATTTGACATTTCTTTCGTAATACGAAAGCTATACGAAAGATTAGCTTTTTTCCATTCATAATTATTCAAATTAAATAATTTATCACTAAAAACTAAATATCGACCATCAGCATTATTAAATTGATATATACTCTGATGTACATCACCTAATAAACAAATTTTAACATCTATATTATTATCTTTATAAATTTTACAAACTAATTCATAATATAATGGTGTTAAATCTTGTGCTTCATCTATAATGATTAAATCATAATTATATTTATATTTTGGTTTCAAATTATCAGTAATTGTATCTTTAATTATTTTATCTGTATAACCTTTACTATTATAATATTTAACAGTGAATGAATGATAACTATAAACATCTAAATTATTAATATTATGCAATTTAACTCTTTCTTTTGTTTCTATCTTTAATTTACTATTATATGTTAATAATAATATATTTAAATTACTATATTGTTTAGCTATAAATAAATTAGTAGTAGTTTTTCCACATCCTGCAACACTATCTACAATAACATTATAATCATTTAATAAATTAATAATATTTTGTTGTTCTAGAGATGGATATAAATCCATTATTAATTATATATTAATGATTGTTTAAGTAGATATAATTAATTAAGAACCAGAAGAACACGAGTTAAGAAAATTAATTTCTTCTAAAGCTTTTAAAGCAGATGGAATACCATCTTTAATAATTTTATCATACTCGTGATATTTAATAATAATATTTTGGTGTTAATATTTTATTAATATAATATACTTCACTAATTTTAATATTAAATAGATATTTATTAATTCTACGTGTTTCTTGTAATTCAATAATAAATTCAGTTTCAATTTGTCCTAATTTTCCATGTCTATAATGTTTGTTATCTGTATATTCATGAATATTATCTTCATCTACTTTATTTGTCATATGGTTAGCTTCATGAATATCCATTGTATTTTTTTAATTAATCAAATTATACAATAGTCAATTAATTAAAAACTCAATTTTTTATCCAAATAATAATACTTTTAATTTATTTAATATATTAAGTTGTGGTTTATCTTTTGAATTTATAATATTCATATTATCAAGTTCAAAAGATTTAATATTGTGATGTGCATAAATAGTCAAATATGACATATTAAATTATATATATATATATAATTTAATTATAAGTAATATACAAGAATTGTTTAAATAGTTATAATATAATTTAAAAGAAATTTTATAAAATTAATTTTCCTGCAAAATCAGAAGAACACGAGATAAGAAGATTAATTTCTTCTAAAGCTTTTAAAGCAGATGGAATACCATCTTTAATAATTTTATCATACTCGTGATATTTATTAATATTGATATTTTCCATTAATATTTTATTAATATAATATACTTCACCAGTTTTAATATTAAATAGATATTTATTAATTCTTAATTTTTCATTTTTATGTTGAAAAATTAGTATATCATTGATATAGTAAAAACCATATTCTAATAAAGGTAAATTAACATCAGTTGCAATATCATTATCTTTTAAAAAAATATACATAATATTTTTTTCTACTTCAACACTTATTTTTAAATTATCAAAATTTTTACGTGCTTCTTGTAATTTAATAATATCTTCAGTTTTAATTTTTCCTAATTTTCCATGTCTATGATGTTTATTATCTGTATATTCATGAATATTATCTTCATCTACTTGAATTGTCGTACCATTAGCTTGATGAATATCCATTATATTTTTGTAATTAATTAAATTATATTATAGTCAATTAATTAAAAACTCAATTTTTTATCCAAATAATAATACTTTTAATTTATTTAATATATTAAGTTGTGGTTTATCTTTTGAACTTATAATATTCATATTATCAAGTTCAATAGATTTAATATTATGATGTGCATAAATAGTCAAATACGACATATTAAATTATATATATATATTTATAATTTAATTATAAATAATATTCAAGAATTGTCTTCATTTCTTTGGACCATTCAGTAGCAAAATAAATGACAATATTGTCATATGCAAGATTATATTGTTCTAATGTCATATTGTTAATTACTAACGGAGAACCAGCCCATGCGTAAATCTCTTCTTCATTTTCATTTATACTTTTTTTGATAAAACAAAATTTTTTTTTTAGATTTCCAATTGTAGTATTTTCTTCTACAATGATATTGTATTTAGTATCAGTAATATAGTCACAAATAAAAATCTTAATCATACTATACAATTATAAAAAACATATTTTTATATATGTTTTTTATAAATGAATTATTTGTATTCAAAAATGATATAATCACTATTGAAACGAAACCCTTTTTTTTGAAGAGTTTCCAGTGTAGTTTTATCATTCAAAAGAGCCGCTATGTTAAGCGACTTGTTGAATGAATCATAGGCAATAAGTCTTTTACCATAAAATTGTTCTTTTTCTGAAAAACAGTTGAAAAATATGTTAGAGAATTGCTCCTTGATTTTCCCGATATCTGCGTCTGTGCTTAATTGCATTGATCCAGATAAGTTACTTGCATGTAAATAGAATTGAACCTGAATTACATTCATTTCTTTTTATCAATAGTTATTTTAATATATAGAATAAGTAGATACTTTTTATTTCAATTTTTTTTATATTAAACAATATAAAATAATATATATTTATATATATTATTAAAAATTTCTAAAATATTAAAAATATTATTATTAAACCTAGTATTTAGTTCAGCATTTATTATACAACCATTAACACTAAATAGAAGATTTAATAAACTTAGACGTACAGATGAAGTATATATTAATAATTTAGATATACATCTAAATTTGCAACAAAAAAGCCATTTACAATATTATTGGTCAAAGAATATATCATCAATACCAATAACATCAGAAATATGGAAAATTGCATTATTATATTTTACGCATGGATTTTCAGGTATAAGTAAAATAGCAATAAGTTTTTATTATAAGGATATACTTAATTTAAGTCCTCTTGAACTAAGTATAATAACTAGTATAACTGCAATTCCTTTAATAATTAAACCATTGTATGGTTTTATATCTGATTCATTTCCTTTTTTTGGATATAACCGTAAGAGTTATTTAATATGTTCAAGCTTATTAGGATCAATATCTTGGATTATAATGGCTAATTTTGTATCATTAACAAATATAACAATAATTTATGGTGTATTTTTTATTACATTATCTTTTATAAGTTTAAGTTTTACTGATGTTTTAATAGATGCTATTGCTGTAAGTAAGATACGAGAAAATCAGAATATAAATTCAATTCAAACTATATTTTGGATTTCATCATCTTTAGGATCAATTATTAGTTCATATTTATCAGGATATTTATTACAAAATTATAATATAGCTTTTGTGTTTTATTTATCAGCAGTAATTCCACTTATTACTGCAACAATAACTGTATTTATAAAAGAACCCTTAATTTTTAAATTAGAAAATTCACATTATAATACAATACAATTATTAAAAATTAAAATAAAAAAAATATTAAAAATTTTATCGCAAAAAAAAATATTATATCCATTGATATTTTTAATGTTAATGAATGCAATGCCAAAAATAGGTACAACAATGTTTTTTTTTGAAGTAAATAAATTAGGTTTTCAACCAGAATTTTTTGGAAAATTAGCATTATTTAGTTCAGTATCATCTCTATTTGGAATATTATTATATAATCTAAAATTTAAATCAATACAACTTCGTACTATTTTAAAATGGACATGTATATTTGGTGTTATTCTTGGAATATTTACATTAATATTAGTAACACGTGTAAATAAATTAATTGGAATTCCAGATACATTATTTGTAATTTTAGATGATATTATATTATCTATTTTTTATAAAATAACTTTACTGCCTATTTTAGTAATAGCAACACAAGTATGTCCTTCAGGTCTCGAAGGTATGTTATTTGCAACAATAATAAGTGCAAATAATCTTTCAAATATTATTGGAAAATTACTTGGAGGATTATTAACAAAATTAATGGGAATAACTAATGATAATTTTACGAATATACCATTTTTTATTATATTAACAAATTTATTTGGACTTATTCCATTATTATTTTTAAAAAAAATTCCCAAATAATATAAGAAAGAATATCTTTATTATAAATATAATGAAGAAATTATTAATATTGTTAATAATTTTGTTTAATTATTCTACATCATATCAAATTAATAATAAAATATTTAAAATACAACCAAAAAATACATATAATGTTCAAAAGTATATATCAAATAATAAATTATCACCATATATTTTATATACAGTAATTAATAATTGTTGCGAATGTATAATGATTTATCATAATATTTACGATAAATCACACGGTAACACAAACTTACAAAATTTTTATATGTATGAGAATTCTGAATGTATTTTATTAGATAATAATAATACAAATATAAATTCTACTTTAAATAAAAAAAAATGTTTTAAAGATTATTCTATATTTTTTAAATCTTGTGCAAATGAATTAATAAATTATAATACACATTTTAATCGTTTATTAAATAAATATAGATTAACAATAATTAGATCTTTATTTATATTAAAAAAATTGTAAAAAAATTATTTAAAAAATTATATTAATATTATTAATTATATTATGAACATGAATAAAGGATATATTTATATAAGAATACATACATCATATGATAAATATAATGTATGTAAATTAGGTAAAACAATTAATTTGATTGAAAGAAATTCAACATATAAAACAGGTGAAGTAGAAAGTGGATATTTTGAATATGCAATTGAAATAGAGATTAAAAAATTAGATATTATTGAAAAATTATTACAAAATCATTTTAAATTATTAGGATATTATTACTATTTAGATGGTGGAATAGAATTTTTTACAAAAGATATTATTCCATTAATTATTCCATATTTAAAAACATTAAATTTAGAATTTACTATTTTATCAAAAGAACAAATAAAATTAATTATAAGAAAAAATAATATTAAAAAAATTTTTAATAAAATAAATATATTAAAAATTTTTAATAAAAATAATAGTATTATTCCAAGAGAACATCAAATAAATGTTTTATTAAAAATAAATGATTTTTATAAAGATAATAATATTGGAAAACTAATACATGCTTGTGGTCTTGGTAAAGCATTATTAGGAATATTAATAGTTCAAAAATTAAAATATAAAACAGTTATAATTGGTGTTCCAAGTATATATTTACAAAAACAAATGAGAAAAGAAATAATGAAAATATATAATAATCATGATAATATATTATATATTGGTGGTGAAGATGGAGTTAAAGAAAATGATATAAATAAATTTTTTAATAAAAAATCTGATGATTGTAAATTTTTTATTACTACTTATGATTCTTGTCATAAATTATTAAATTATGAATTTGATTTTAAAATTGGTGACGAAGCACATCATTTAGTTGGTAGTTATTTTGAAAAAACAAAAGATTCTTTTCATAAAATTAAATCAAATAAAACATTATTTATGACTGCAACAGAAAAAGTAATTGAAAACAATAAAACAAATAAAGTAATATATTCAATGGATGATAAAAGTATATTTGGTGAATTAATAGATCAAAAAACAATTAATTGGGCAATTGAAAATAAAAAAATTACTGATTATAATTTAGTAATTCTTAAAAATACTGAAAATGAAATTAATGATATAATTAATAATTTAAATTTGAATGATAATTCTATAATGGAACATAAAGATTTATTTTTATCGGCGTTTATGTCTTTGAAATCAATAGAAAAATATGATGAATTGACACATATACTTATTTATACTAATAAAACTGATCATTCAGAATTAGTTAAAAAATATATTGATATTATACTTGATTTAAATATAATAAATATTAATAAAGAAAATTATTATAATAAATCATTACATAGTAAAAGTTCAGAAAATTTATATGATACTAAATTAATTGATAGATCAATAAAAGAAGGTGAAATTTCTAAATTTCAAAAAGCATCATGGGGAATTATATCTGGTGTTTATATTTTTGGAGAAGGTTTTGATTGTCCTAAATTAAATGGTGTTGTATTTAGTGAAAATATGGAATCAGATATTAGAATAGTTCAATCAACATTAAGACCAAATAGATTAGATAGTAATTTTCCAAATAAGAAAGCATATGTTATTATTCCATATATTGATACTGAAAATTTTTTAACTGATAATGAATCATTTGATAAATGTAGAAAAATTATTGCAAAAATTAGAAATGTTGATGAAAAAATAGAACAAAAAATAAATGTAGTAACATTAAATAAATGTAATTATAATTTTAATTTTAAACAAAATGATAATATTCCATTTTGTTCTATTATTGAAAAAACTGGTGAATTACAAAAAATTATATTGAGACTAAGATATAGTAAAGCATTAGATTCTAAATGCAGTGAAGAAGAAGATGAATTTAATTATGTTAGAGAATTAAATAAACAATTAAATATTCAATCAAAAGAAGATTATACAAATGAATATATAAAAAATCCTGAAGAATATTTTAAATTAAAAGGTGTATGGACTAATTGGTATGATTTTTTAGGTGTTGATACTAAAAAATTTATTCAAGATAAAAATGATTGGATAAATTTTTGTAAAGAAAATAATGTAAAGTCATTAGATGATTATAAAGAATTATGTAAAATATACGAAAAAATACCAATAAATCCACTTGATTTTTATATTGGATGTTTAGATATTCCAATAGAACTTGAATTTAAAACAAAAAGAAGAGGATGATTTAACAAATATATAATAATTATTAATAATAAATTATTTTTTTATGATTATATAAAATAATGTTATTTAAATATAAATATGTGCTTATTTAGGTATTGCTTCGTCAGACAACTCTTTAATAAGTTGGTTGTATAGCGTTTCTGCTTCTTTGACTTCTCCTAATAGTTTTTCAATATCGTCAAATGTAACTTCTAGGTCTTTAATAAGTTGCTTATTTTTAGGGATAAGGATTTTAATACTTCTTAATTCTGGAATTTTTATAAATTTAACAATTGAACCATTTGAAAATATCTTATTTTTAAAATTATCTGATAATAAATAATAATATAAATAATTTTGATTAAAATCAATTCCTCTTAATCTAAACGCATTCCTCTTATTATATCCATTTGTATTTTCTAGATATTTACACATAGACCCAACATTCCCAACTTGTGAAAATATAATATCTCCATTTTTGACAATATATTTATCAAATTTACTATCTTTTTTAATATAATTTGTAATTATTTTATTAGTAATATAAGTTGCTCTAATTAATGGAATATTATTTACATCTGTATTTAAATCAGTATCTTTAAATTCATATCCATCTTGAACTTCACATACACTACCTAATTCTACTTCTTCACAATCTTCATTCTCACCAATATCTTTAATCTTATTTTTAACATATTCTTCTAATTCTTTAATCTTATTTGTTTTAGTATTTTTTTTATCATATGATTTTGATATCTTATCAACCCATTCTTTTATTTTTTGTTCTGATTTTGGAATAGGGATTTGTAAATGTACAAGATATTCTTTTGATAAATGTTTTAGAACAGAACCAGTAAAACCATCAATTAATATATTCATATTACTAATAATTAAATAATAAATATATTTATTATATTTTGTTTTTACAATAAAATTGTCTGCCGAACAACTAAAATCTTTATCTATTTTAATATTTGCTACACCACCAGAACCTATAATTAAGCATTCATCTTTATAATCTGCTTCATCACATTTCTGTACTTTATCACTTGATGTAAAGAAATTATATTTACCTTCTTTTTTTCCCTCACTTGCTTTTCTTTTAGATTTAGGTTTAAATTCACTTATATCACCTATTTTTACAAATTCATATTCTTTATTACATACAATTACTTTTTTATTATAATCTTTACCATTTAGCGAACATATAGCATTAGTCAATATTTCTTGTTTTGTAGCTTCTGATATTAATTTATCACTAATACCAGAAATATCACCTTTATTATTAGTCAAAATAATTTCATCTCTTACTTCTTCAAATTTATCTTCATTATATCTTTCAACAACTAAATCATAAAATTTAACTTTGCTAGTTTTTTCTTCAGTATTATCAAATATAATAATAGATGTTTTTGTTGATGTGTTTTCAAATTGATCCGACGGGACACTTATAATTTGTCTAACATTGAAATTTTCAACTAAACATTTTCTTATATCTTTATATGTTTTATTGAAAAATACTCCTTCTTTCAATACTCCAATAGCTGTACCATTAATATCTAACATATCCATAATTAAAATTAATGAAGAACTTTCTTTATCATTTCCAGTTAATTTATTATCTTTTGCATATTTTATAATTCTTTGACTACACATTTCGATTGAAACTTTTGTTTTATCACTATCTTTTTTATCTTGTTTTTCTTGATCTTCTATTTTTTTAATTTGTATTAATTTTGTTTTAATTTTTTGTTCATCTTTCAATGTAAGTAATTCTTTTTTGATATATTCTTTAATTTTCTTTCTTTTAATTTGTGCATCTGATTGTACTGTTTTATCTCCACCATATGGAGGATTAGTAATAACATTCATAAATTTTTTATTATTAAATTTATCAGTAAAAGAGTTTCTGTATGCTAAATTATCTTTCATATTAGGTAGAACACCAGTCAAACAAAAGAATTCTAAACCAGCAGATTTAACTACATCTTCATTCATATCAAAATGATAAATTTTATTAATATTATCATTCCAATTAATACCATCATATTTATCATTTAAATAATTAATATATCCAGTTGTAAATCCACCTGAACCACCAAACATATCAATCATTGAATTGATTGTACCATCTTCATTAATTACAGGATCTAATTTTGTATAAATATAATCAACAATATGTCTATCAGTAAAATATGCTCCTAATTCACTAATTGCAGATTCATCTCTACCAATAAAATATTCATAAATTTTACCAGATAATAAAACATTACATGTTTTTTCAATAATTGTAATTTTATTTATCTCTTTAATCAAATAAGAAAATGTTTTTCCAGTCATTGATTTAGGGATTTCGTAGAATAATAAATTTTTAATTGGAGATGAATTAATTGAATCTAGAACATCTCCGCGAATTAAAGTGGATAATTCATCATCTTTATTTTCATTAGCAATTTTTAGTAAATAAGAGAATTCACAATCTGGTCTTTTTAAATTTACTTTATCTAATAAATTTTTTTCTTCTATTTTCTTTAATCCATATAAAAGATTAAATACTTTAAGAGCATTCATACCATAACCAGCACCATTATTTCTAAGATAATTATGAATTTCATGAATTTTATCTTTCAATGCTTCTTTATTAGAAACATTATTACTTAATTCAATTTTATCTTTTTCATTTAACAATTCTTTTTCATTTAACAATTCAGACATTTCTTTATTATTTTTGTTTATATTATTATCTTCATTATCAGAAATATTATTATTCAATTTTTTATGTATATGTTGTTTAGACATATTTTATATGATATTAATTAAAAATTTATTTTTAAATATAAATCAAATATTTAATATATAATAATATGGAAAAATATGTCGATAATGTTTATTTAATTAATATGGATAAAGATACTGAAAGATTAGAAAAAGTAACTAAAGAATGTAAAAAATTTAATATAAATTTTGAAAGATTTTGTGGTATAAATCCTTTAAAATTATCAAAAAAAGAATTAAATAAATATGTATCAAAAACTTGTCAAAATATATGCCCTAATGGAATTATTGGTTGTGGAGTTAGTCATATGAAAATTTATGAAGATGCAATAAAAAATAATTATAAAAATATACTAGTTTTAGAAGATGATGTGTATTTTAGTGACGAGTTATATGAAGAATTGAATAAAGCAATGTTAGAATTACCTAAAGATTATGATATTTTATATTTAGGTTGTTTTGGAATATGTGATAAAGAACAAGTATATAATATGGATTTAAATTTATTATTTCATTTATATACTAATTTTTTAAGTAAATTTAAAAGTACAGTCTCCTTCGGAGACTCTAGAGTTTGTCTTAACAAGACAGACTGTACATATAAAAATGAATGTGAAAAAAAATTAAATAATAAATATAAATATATACATATTCCAGAATTTCCATTATCAACACATGGTATGATGATTAGCAATAAAGGATGTAAAAAATTATTAAATCTTATTGAAAAATTAAATTATCATATTGATACAACAATAGCTCTAAAAAGTAATCAATTAAATATTTATATAACAAGAAAACGATTAATATATCAATCATGGGATGATTCAAAAAATAGTAGTATGTCATCTAATTATTTATTAAAAAATAATAATAATAATAATAATATACCTCCTTATTCATATTTTTTAAATATATATGTAATAAAAATTTTTAATATAAATATATCATTATTGGATATTATATTTTTTTTATTAGGAATTTTTTCATATATAAATAAATATTTATTTATATTTATATTAGTATTTTTAATTATAAATCAAAATACATCTATTTTAATATCTTATTTAATAGGTTATTTAATAATATATATTATTTTTAATCTAAACAATTTTGACACGTTTCGGGTTGAGAATAACAAAATAAAGATATAAATTTTGTTTTGACACAAAATAAAACATGTAATATTTCACCAAATATAAATAATAATAGAAATATTAAGCAAACATCTTTTTTATAATATAATGATATAATATACGCACCAATAAATGTCATTATAAAATCTACTATTGCAAAATCAAAGAATCTTATTGAATGAACACCTTCATTTGACTTTCCAAAAATATCTTTATATTTTGCAAATATACACATAATTATATTATTATATAAGATAAAAAAAAAATAGTACCTATAAAAGTATTACTTTCATATTACCAAATCTTAGTGTTTGCTAACATAATGATCATGATCATGATCATGAAAAGTGTGTAAACAACGGTCTGATTATGATATCCAAACATTTTCATCATAAATAGAAATAAATAGATTTAACAATATATAAATATCTCAATTTTTTTTAGACAAAATTATTTAAACAATGAGATATAAATATATATTATGTCATTATATAAAGATATTTCAATATTAGTTGTTACACCTGCATATGGTGGTCAATTATTTGTTGGATATTTAACAAGTTTATTAAAATTCGAAAGATTATGTAGAGATAAAGGTATTTTAGTAGATTATGAATATTGTTATAATGAAAGTCTTATTACTAGAGCAAGAAATACATTAACTCATACTTTCATGAACTCTACACAATATACACATTTATTATGTTTAGATGCAGATATAGAATTTGAACCTGAAGATATAATAAAAATGTTAGATTATAATAAACCTGTTGTAGGAGGTGTATATCCTAAAAAAAAAATAAATTGGGATAAAATAACTAAATTAGTAAATCAGACTAATTTGATAGCATTAACATCTGATGCAATACAAACAATGACAAAAGAACCAGTTGTTATTTTATTAGATGATCCTACAATTAATGTTAATGATGAATTTATTGAAACTAGATATACCGGGACAGGTATATTATTAATTCAAAGAAATGTATTAGAAAAAATGCGTGAAAGTTTTCCAAATGATATATATAATGCATTAGATATAACATATTTTCGTTATTTTGATACAGAATTGAAAGATGGTATCTATTTATCAGAAGATTATTGGTTTTGTGATAGATGGAGGCAATTAGGAGGAAATATATATATATATACTAAATTTAAATGTAGACATTGGGGAACTTATGCATATTAAATAGTCTTTAAATTTTAAAGCATAGTTGAAAGCTTAGAAAATTCTGCAGCTGCAACCATTGCTGAATTTTTTTCAGATGATATCATATATAGAGTCTTACATACATTCGCATCATTAGCATCATTTGAGCTCTTACTTGAGAAATTATTAACAAAAGCAGCAGCTTCCATATTATAAGCATCTAGCTTACGTACAATATCACAAGCATTTAGTAAATTACGTATGCTAGTTGCATCAAGAATAAATTTACTCGACTTTTCGCCAGCTAAATACTGCTTACAAGCTTTTAAGGCTTGATTATGTTTATCAGTAACAAGCTTAATAGCGTATCTAACATTATCAGTAGATGCAATTGCCATATAAGCATCTATTAAACGGTATATGCCTGTTGCATCAAGATTAAATTTACTAATTTTTTCAGCTTCTATATACTGTTTACAAGCTTCTAATGCTGAAGCATGCTTATCTGAAATAAGCTTAATAGCGTTTTGAACGTCATCAGTAGAATCAGTATCTTTAGTTGTCATTATGATCTTTTTAATAATTTAGAAATAAATAAAAAAAACAATATAAAAAAATTTCAATTTTTTTTAAACTCACAAAAATCAACTATATAAATATAATGAGATAGAATTAAATACAATTAAATACAATTAAATACAATTAAATACAATTAAATACAATTAAATACAATTAAATACAATTAAATACAATTAAATACAATTAAATACAATTAAATACAACGCGAACATATAATATTTGGATAATCTACTAATACTTCAGCAAGACTATCCGACCCTTCAATGCTGATTTTATTTTTATCAAAATTAATAAAACGTAACATTGAACATTGTATAAACACTTTTTTGAAATAATTAGCTCCATTATCTCCAATTTGATTACCACAAAGATCAAGATTAGTAAATAATAAACAGTATGGTAATACATTTGAAATACTTTCTGCTCCATTATCATCTATATGGTTATAACTTATATCAAGACAAGATAATTTTGAGCATTTTATAATTTGTTTTGAAAGAATTGTTGCTCCTTTAGAAGTTAATCTATTATTACTTAAATTAATACTTATAAGATTTTCAAGGTTTCCAAAAACTTCTGCAAGTCTTTCAATACCATCTGGTCCAATATCATTATTATTAAGTACAATTCTTAATATATTTTTACAATTTACAATTGCATTTGCAAAGCTAATTGCTCCAATATCGCCAAAAATATTTGTATTAATATCAATTAAAGTTAATTTTTTACAATGAGTTAATACTTGAAGACTTTCAAAATCGGTAATTATATTACCTCCAAGATTAATTTGTTTTATTTCAGAACAATGTATTAACTTTTCTGCAATAATATTTATTCCATTATTATTAATTGCATTATTACTAAGATTTAGTTTTTCAATAAATTTACAATTATTTATTACTTTTCCAAGATTCTGAAAAGCTATTTCTCTTCTAATGTCACATTGTACTAGAGATAATTTTTTTATACTACATCGAAAACTTATTTTTTCTATTTCTTTTAAAACTTTTATTATTTTTTCTGCAGTAATACGATATTTAAAATCACTAATGTTAAATTTCATTTCAATAGTAGTAAAAGGTTGTATTAAATCAATAGCAATATTTATATTTTTACATAAAAGTCTTAACATATTTGTTCTATTAATAGGTAATACATCACGCCATACATCTTTAGGAATATCAGTTAAAACATTTATAAGCTGTATAGACATTATCACTCTTAAATATAATTTAAAGATTATTTATTAATTAAAAATTCAATTTTTTATTAATAAATTAATTTGACTTTTTTCAATAGTTTTTAATTTTTTTACTGATAAAAAAATTAAAAATATTATTGCTAATTATATTTTTAAAAGTTAAAAGTTACTACTTTGTTACTACTTTTTTTTTCTATTTCTTTTAGATAATAGTAATATGAATTTTTTAAATTATTTAAAATACACTTTAAATATAGCGGTTCTACGAACTCTATATCATCGCGTAATTCACCAGTTTTATTATTATTATTCCAACGATATAATGCTTTAATATTATGATATAACCACTCAAGATCTTGTGGTATTTTAATATTAATATTTTCATCACTGTATAATTTTATGCGATTAATAAAAAACCACTCTAAATTAGGTGGAATACAATAATATGGATCAATAGCTTGTGGATTATCTGAACAAAATTTTTGATCAAAATTTTTACTAAAACATATTAAAATATTAATATTTGTTTCATTTAATAGTAATTCAGTTATATAGGGTAACTTATTACGTTTAATAATATTATCTGAATAAAAAGTTATTAAGTATAAATATATTCTTTCAAATAATATTTGAATATTAAAATCTGTATTAATAACTATGTTCATTGTTAATAAATTGTTTTCTTTGTAAATTAATTATAACTAATAAAAAAATCAATTTTTTTGCTATACGTATAAAAAAAGATACAAATAATCAAATCATAATCATAATTATAATCATGATAGTCATATAATTTTTCTAACATATGAGTCCTTTTGTTGGGCCTTTCCAGGCTCTCGTCAGTTTTTCCTTTACTGATTCGTCTTCTGACTTGTTAACTGATTCGTCTTCTGACTTTTCCCAGGTGTTATTACCAAGGTCAAGTTTTGTTAAAGTGCAATTAACAAGATTTTTGGCAATTTCATTACCCTCTATATCACCAAAGTTGCAATTGTTCATCTTAAGAGTCGAGAGCATAGGAAACTCTAACATAATTGTATTGAGAGTTTGAATTGTATCATACAATGCATCTGATTCTTTGGCAAAGGGATCTCCAGCAAATCCTAAATTATTTTTACTCAAATTTAAGACCCTGAGGTTCATTTTTAATTTTGGTAAGTCTCCAGGTATCACAAAATCTAGGCATGCTAACTCATTGTCACTAAGATTAATATAATTAATTTGACAATTTTTGGAGCGCTGTTCACAAGCCATTATGATTTTACAAGCATCATCATCATTAAGATCAAGACCTGAAAGATTGAGTGACTTTAGCGATTTTAATTGTAGTTTGATTGTTTCGCACAAGTATTTTACGTGACTGTCGTTTTCGGTATTGATGCATGCCTTACCGAGACGTAAATAAACAATTTTAGGGCAATAGTCACCAAAAGTTTTTAAAAAGTGTGCTTGTTTGTTTTCATCTTCCTCACCTGTGAGTTTTCCTAGATCTAGCATAAATATATTATTCATAGTAACGTGTGAGGTGAATGAAAAAGTCATAGCTAAAAGTAGAAGCTTGATGCTATTTTTTTCATTCTTTAGACGAAGTTTTTTTGGAGATTTGTTGTCTGATTCTGTATCGCTGACAACTAATTTCAAAAAATCGGATGAAGTGATTTTCTTGCGTAACATCTGTTATTACCTTAATCATTATAAAAGTTAACATATGTCAAGAAAATATATTTTCAATTTTTTTTTAAAGCAATATAACTCTCATATGTTGTTGCAATAAAATGTGTATTTGATGCATTTGCGCATTTAGGTCTTTCACGGATAGGCCATTTTACATTTGAATCTTTATCAGTAAGTCTCCTAAGAATAGCTACCATAGCGTTACGTACTGCATTTGTTTCTATATTATATTCACGTATTACTGTATATCCTCTCCATTTAATTGTTACACTATTGTCACTAGAATTATATTCTATACTCATTTCTTTTTCAAGTTCATTTTTATAAATCTCACGTCCTAATATAGGGTTTACATCATCAGGTACTAAAATATTATAAAGATAATATAGTTCATTACAACAAGTTTCATTTGATTTTGGTAATGCATCGTTATGATTAATTAGCATATTTTTTTCAATTAATTATAATTATATAATCATTTTTCAATTATATAATTATTCAATTTTTTTTTTAATAATAAATAATATATTTATTTATAATATATTATGATAAATATTTATTATTTAGAATATTGTCCTCATAGTCTAAAAGCTTTAGAAACATTACAAAAATATAATATAAATCATTCTAAAATAGAATCAAGTAATAATAAAATAGAAAGACAAAAATATCATCCAACATTTCCTCAAATATATTGGCGTAATAATTTAATTGGCGGAAATGATAATTTAACAAGTATAATTAAATCTTTACAATCAAATACAATACCAGATAATCATAATAATTGGAAAGCAAGAGATTGGTATTCGTGTTTATTAAATATTACTTATAAACTATAAGAGACTATATTCAATAATAGTCTTAAAGTTTTTTAAATTATTTATAATATCAATAATATGATATGGTTCTATAAATGTATATTCATTTTGTAATTCAAAATTATTATAACAATTATTCCATTTACGTAATATTAGAATATTATTACGTAACCACTCAAAATCAGGCGAAACACGCCATTTTTCACTAAATTTTTTGCTATTATATATTTTTTTGCAATTTTTTGAATACCAATCTAAAAATGTATCTTTAAAATTATGTGATCTAAAACATTTTAAAATATCAATATCATTTTCATCTAATAATAATTCGGTTATATAACGCATCTTATTATATTCAATAATTTTTTCAGATTCAAAAGTTTCTAAGTATAAATTTATTTTTTCTAATTGTTGTATTCTAAGTTCAATAGACATAGTTTTTTTATATTTATAAAAGTTTCTTTTTAAAATTAATTGCTACAAATGAATATTTCAATTTTTTTTATAAAATTAGATAATAATAAAAAAATCTTGTATTGTTCTTTTCATGTAAAAGTCTTAGAAGACTTAACAGTTTCTAAATACTCTATATACTCTATATACACGTTATAAATTAATACTTGTAAGTTGCAATGCAAAATAAAAAGCTGTTCCAGTCGTAGTAGTACTTATGGATGCAATTAAACTACACCATGGTGCAGTAAAAGACATTACAAGTCTATACTCGACTTTAATGCAGCGTTTTTTGGCTTTACTTGAATTAAGATATAAAAAATCTATCTATCAAAAGAGTATTTACATTTTTTATTTCCTTAATATTATCTAGAGCTGCTTCATTATCCTCCTTTTTTTTTTCAGAATCCGTAGCAGCTTTTGATGCTATATTTTTAGTCAAGATAACGTCAACTTGAGTCGCGTCAAATCTTTTCCGAGCCGCGTCAAATTTTTCCTGAGCCGCAATAACGTTTTTCTGAGCCGCGTCAATACTAAAAGCCATCATATCTATTTCCTGAGTCGTAGCGTTTTTCTGAGCTATTTCATAGACACTATTAAATTTTGTAATTCTTTCCTGAGCCGTTTCAAGGTCACTTTTAGCCGTTTCAAGGTCACTTTTAGCCGTTTCAAAGACTATTTTAGCTTGTTTAGCATCTTCTTTTGCAAATTTAGCGAAGGAGTCTGTATTTACTGCAAAAACACAGGCATTATCTGCTATGTTTTTTTTAATTTTGGATATCGCCAGCTTCTCAAATGTATCTATGATGGTCAATTCATTAAAACGAATTACAAATAAAGCTTTACCTGATCCAAAAAAATCTAAAGTGATATGAAGGCCTTTGGTATCAGTAATGATACGAGAATTAGTACTGATAGTTGAAACTGTAATTTTAAAATTCCTAAAGAATCTAATTGTATTGTCAAATGCTTTGTCTAATGCTTCATTTAAGTTATATTCACTACTGAACACGGAAATACCATCTTTAAGGTGGTTCACGAAACCATTTACAATAGAGGGTGTTATTTCTTGGTTCCAAAAATAGATTAGTTTTTGATTGTTCGAGAATTTAATCACAAAGGTACGCACACTACGTTTTTCTGGAGCAATTAGCGCATCCTGAGCAACTGGCTCAACCTTGATACGTTTATCTGATTCTATTTTGTCATTGGCATTGGCATTGACTTCAATAGCTTCAATAGAGCGTTTATTTAAAATAGGTGGAGGTGGAGGTGGAGGTGGAGGTGGAGGTGGAGGTGGAGGTGCTCTTGCTCCTCTTCCTGCTGCTGCTGCAAATGCTGTTTGTAATGCTGCATGTGATGCTGGTGCTCCTGCTCCACATCCGTGTCCTCTTGCTGTTGCAGCTGCTTGTCCTTGACATGCTCTTCTTCCTGCTCCTGGTACTCTTCCTGCTCCTGCTTTTCTTCCTGCTCCTGCTTTTCTTCCTGCTCCTGCTACTCTTCCTGCTGCAGCTGGTGCTGGTGCTGGTGCTGGTGCTGATGCTGGTGCTGGTACTGGTGCTGGTGCTGATGCTGGTGCTGGTACTGGTGCTGGTACGGATGTGGAGCAGGAGCAACAGCATCCGTACCAGCACCAGACACACGGATGTGGTGCTGCAGCTGGTGCTGGTGCTGGTGCTGGTGTTGGTTCTGGTGCTGGTGCAGGTACTGGTGCTGGTGCTTGTGCTGTTCCTGGTGCTGGTGCTCCTGCTGTTCCTGGTGCTCCTGCTCCACATCCGTGTCCTCTTGCTGTTGCAGCTGCTTGTCCTTGACATGCTCTTCTTCTTGCTCCTGCTTCTCTTCTTGTTGCAGCTTCTCTTCCTGCTGCAGCTGGTGCTGGTGCTGGTGCTGGTGCTGGTGCTGGTGTTGGTTCTGGTGCTGGTACTGGTGCTGGTGCTATTCCTGGTACTGGTGCTGTTCCTGGTGCTGGTGCTGGTGCTGTTCCTGGTTCTGGTGCTGGTGCAGGTGCTGCTGGTTCTTGAGCCAAATAATTCATTAAAATCGATATAGCTTCTTCATCTGAATTATTCATGGAAGGAATTTCAAATAATAAACAATAAATGAGATATACAATAATAAATAATTTCAATTTTTTTTTTAAAATTAGATAATAAAAAAAAAAATTATTTGACGATACTATCTTGTGCTAAATAACTATAACAACTATAACAACTATAACAACTATAACAACTATAACAACTATAACAACTACCTAGTTTTTGCAACTACCGTTATACTTCTTTCCCGATCGAGTGCGCTTTGCGTTGGCGTGGTATTTATCGTTAACAATACTAAACAATCTCTTCTTTTCGTCGTACTCGGTTTTATAGTTGTTGTACTCTTTCCTATTCGGTACTACGATGTGATACTTGAACCCGTTTTCATCTATGATCATTACGCCTATGCCATAGTCTAAGTAGTTGTGCTTCAGACGCATAACTACTTCATCATATTGCGCTTGAGTGAGACGGTTAGGACCAGGGAGCAAGTGGGATGCTGTATTTGTAGTATCGATTTTATCCTCGGATAACTTCTCTGATAGCTTCTTATAAGAAATCTCGGAAAGAATCAAAACCTCTTTCTCGCTGATTACACATAACGCAAGCATTTCGTATTTCTCCATGAATTCATGAAGACTCTCAGTACTCTGAAGCACTATATTGAAGGCAATGTCGCTAGCAAAGGCGGTATGACATACTATTGCACGGGTTGGCGGCCATCCAGCATGAAGGCGATCTATACCGTCTTCGATAATGATGCGACCCATGGCGTCGCAATTAGGATAAGTTGGCAGCTTTGGTATATGAGGCATCTCGGTAGGTCCGTACCACATAATATGGGGCTTCTGCATACGCTCTATCTGCGTGGATCCAGTATTGACTGGAAAAGGTTTATTGTGGAACAGTGTCAAAAAAAAAGTTGACATGTTTTACAAACTTCAAATAATAATTAATTGATGAAATCAACAATATATTAAAATTTCAATTTTTTTATTATTATAAAATTATAAAAAATTAACAGAATTTTTAATATTACATGAATAAAACAATAAAAACAGTTTTTAAGAAGAAACTCTTAAAAACTCTACTAGATAGCAGCAATCAGTTCTTACTGCTATCTAGTAGATGTGATAAGAGCTGTAAATGCTACAGCAAGTTCTTCAACGGCACAAGGCTACTCAATCTCAACATCAACCTGAGCCTCAATCTCAACATCAACCTGAGCCGCAAAAAACTTGCCGTGTTTTTTGTGGTAGATAGAACCGTCAGCTTCAGCATTTTCTACTGCGATTGTTTCCATGATGCATTGTATAATTGCATCATGATTATCGGGTACATAATCGTCGGCATCTAAATCAAAAATTCGAACTGTTTGTACTCCACGATAATCGTTGATGGCAACAAAGATCTTGCTATTAGACCTTTTAGGATCATCTTCTAAAGTTATAATAACTGCCATGTTACACACTTCAAATAATAAATAATATATGAGATATACAATAATAAATCAATAATAAATCAATAATAAATAAGTGCAATTTTTTTGCAGCATTTGTACTTAGTCGTCTACAGCGAAAGCAAAGCTTTAACATCTAAAGATAGCAGCATTTGCACTTAGTAGTTTTCAGCAAAAGCTTCACCGAAAGCTTAAGCAACCATATTAGCAGCAACCATCGCCGTAAATTCGACAAGCTCTGCCCGAGTAGAGGTTACATTCAACTTTGCAGCCTCTAATTTGAGTCTGGCGTTTTTCTCTGCTACTGAAGTCTCGTCATAGTAAGCCTCAGCTTCTTCAAAAGCTTTATAAGCAAAACCCATAGCTAATGTTAAACTGACAACTATCTCGGGTGGTAAATCAGGATTTGCTGAAGCATCATAAGCCTCTTTCACAGCAGATATTCTATTAGACTCCGCAGAATCAAGAGCGAGATCGGCATTTTCGGCTACTTCTGAAATCTGGTCGTAGTCAGCATGAGCCTTTTCAAGAGTAATTAATGCCTTTTCAAGAGTAATTAATTCCTTTTCAAGAGTAATTAATGTCTCAGATATCTTTTGTGTCTCTGACATCTTCTGTGTCTTTTGCATCATTATAAAAATAAATAGATTTAACAATATATAAATATTTCAATTTTTTTTTTGTAATTATAAAATTATAAAAAATTAACTGAATTTTCAATATTACATGAAAAGAAAAATAAATAAATTTTTTTTGAAAAAAACTCCTAAAAAAACTCTACTAAACTACACTAAACAGTACTTGATATATACTTTCTTTGTTTGAATTACAAATGGTAAGTACCATTTGTAATTCAAATCTCAAAAAAAACTAATAAAATTCTTTATTAGGATCGCAATAATCAGAATCATCAGAATCTGGATAGCAATAAGAAGCGATCTTAGCCGCAGCCATCGCCTCAGCCTTAGCAGCAATAGATGCACGTTCAGCCTGAATAGCTGCCTCAGTCTTAGCCGCAGCAATCGCCTCAGTCTCAGCAGCAATCGCCTCAGTCTCAGCAGCAATCTTAGCTACAGCCATCGCCTCAGCCTTAGCAGCAATAGATGCACGTTCAGCCTGAATAGCTGCCTCAGTCTTAGCCGCAGCAATCGCCCCA